TTGTGTAAACAGATTTGATGAGGAGACCAAGCAGGCATTCTTGGAACTTTATGATAAGGTAGATGCTGATTTTAATCTTCCGGTTGACGAAGATGAGTAAGTTTGGTATAATTTTAGGAGGTTAAATCATGGCATGGTGGTTAGCAGATTCAGTTATTAATGAAACTATGGAAACAGATTATCCAGTAAAGGATTTTGTAGATGGTCACGGTGATGTTCATTCAGTTAAAGTAGAAGGGGATGTTGATTTAGATGAAAAAAAGAAATTCATTTATGAATCTCCTGATGGTGGTAAAACAGTTTATCAACGTGAGTTTGGACAAGATCTTAGTGAGCGTATTAAGATTAAAGATGATTGTTATCCCACTGTAGGTAGTTTACCAGAAAGACCAGAACCTTCTATCAATAAAACACAGATACGTAAATATGAAGAAGATAAAGGCATCAAAGATCTTCAGGATTATATTTCCACCACCTATGGCGGACACTATACTTCCGAGAAGAACAATGTCCAGACACTTGATCTTATCGAATCCGTTGGTGATGCGGAATCTTTTTGCCGTTCTAATGCAATCAAGTATTTGAGTAGGTATGATAAGAAAGGACAAGCAAAGCGTGATATATTAAAGGCATTACATTACACCCTACTGTTATATTATTTCAGTGGGAATACTCAAAACGATGAAATTACGACCCGTGGCTATGAAACTTTCTGATAGTACTCTTTCTCTCCTTAAGAATTTTTCGACTATTAATCAGTCGATCTTGTTTAAGCAAGGGACCAAACTTAAGACTATTTCTGTGATGAAGAATATTCTTGCAGAGGCAACTATCTCTGAAGAGTTGCCTAAGGATTTTGGTATCTACGATCTTAATCAATTTTTAAATGGTTTGGGTCTTTATAGTAATCCGGAATTGGATTTTGCTAATGATGGACATGTGTTGATTAGGGAAGGAAAATCTCGTTCTAAGTATTTCTTTGCTGATCCGGAGGTAATTATTACTCCCCCAGAAAAGGCAATAACACTTCCTGACGAGACTGTTAGTTTTGAGTTAAGTACAGACCAACTTGATAAGTTACTTAAAGCAGCAGCAATTTATCAATCACCTGACTTATCAGTTATTGGTGAGAATGGAGTAGTTAAGGTTCTTGTTAGGGATAAGAAAAATGAGACTTCTAATACTTTTGATGAGACAGTTGGTGAAACTGAATCTACGTTCTCATTCAACTTTAAGGTAGAGAATATTAAGATATTACCAGGAGCATATAATGTTGTTTGTTCACAAAAGAATCTGTCAAGATTTACTAATAAAAATCAAGATCTTGTTTATTATATTGCATTAGAACCTGATTCTACCTTTGGATAATGAGTAAAATTCACACAGACGAGTACATGCAACCAGGATGGGATGAAACCCCATCAGGTTGTCACCCATATGTAAAAGGTTCACGTCACAATAAGATTGGTAGGTGGATTATGTGTACTTATTATGTCTTAATCATTTTTATGGTTACTAGACTTGTGTGGGTATTGAATACGTGATAAGGTTTTGGAGGATCTGGAAGTATGCTCTTGGATCATTCAACGACGAAAAGACTAAACGGTACGATAATTCTGTTGCTTTTTTTCGTAGCGTTATATTCTTTACTTATCTGGCGACTAACTGTTTTATTATTGCGGGGGTAATTCATCATTGGTAAAAGTAACTGATAAATTCTTATCACAAGAAGAGTTTGATCTTCTTGAGGATCATATGATGGGATATTATTTTCCTTGGTATTATATGGATAGAGAATCGTATGAAACTGATACAGATACTTTTCAGTTTCAGCATACTTTTTATAGGGGTGGTGAATATCCTTTAAGGAGTGAATATTATGATTTGGTTAAACCTCTTTTGCGAAAGTTAAAGGTTGATGAGAAAAAACTTCATAGAATAAAAGCAATACTAACAACAAAAACTCCTACACCTAGATTTAGTGGTTATCATATTGATTATCCAGATATGACAACTGTTGCATTTTATGTCAATACTAATAATGGGTACACAGAGTTCCAAAAAGGTGCTAAAGTAAAGAGTGTTGCCAATAGAGCAGCAACTTTTGATTCCAATTTGGTACATGGAGGACATACTTGCACAGATCAAAAAATTCGAGTCCTGATAAATTTTAATTATGAGAGATGAATTTCTTTGGGTTGAAAAATATCGACCTAAGACAATTGATGAATGTATCTTATCTGAGAATATAAAGAAAACCTTTAATGATTTTCTAAATAAGGGTGAAGTGCCCAACTTACTTCTTTCTGGACCTGCTGGGTGTGGGAAGACAACAGTTGCAAAAGCACTTTGTAATGAGTTAGGAGTAGATGTTTATGTCATTAACGGATCGGACGAAGGACGGTTCCTCGATACCGTCCGTAATAATGCTAAAAACTTTGCATCCACCGTATCGCTTTCGTCGGAAGCAAAGCATAAAGTCATTATCATCGACGAAGCAGACAATACGACCCCTGATGTACAGTTACTCCTTAGGGCGTCCATTGAGGAATTCTCAAAGAATTGCAGATTTATATTCACCTGCAACTATAAGAATAAAATCATCGAACCGCTCCATTCCAGGTGTGCTGTGGTTGAGTTCAGTATTAGGGGGAAAGAAAAGCAAGAAATCGCTGCTCAATTCTTTAACCGACTTAACTGGATCTTGGACACCGAACGGATTCAAAATGATAAGAAAGTCCTCGCAGAACTCATTAATAAACACTTCCCAGATTGGCGTCGCGTTCTCAATGAGTGTCAAAGATACTCGGTGGGAGGTAAGATAGATAGTGGAATTTTGGCTCACTTTAGTGATGTAAAGGTAAATGATCTCATTAAAAATCTCAAAGATAAAAACTTTCCGGAAGTACGTAAATGGTGTGTCAATAACTTGGACAATGATCCTTCTGTACTTTTGCGTCGTATTTACGATAGTCTTTACGATTCCTTGGTTCCTAGCACCATTCCTGCTGCTGTGCTTGTTATTGCTAAGTATCAATACCAAATTGCATTTGTGGCGGATCAAGAAATAAATCTGCTTGCTTGTCTTACTGAAATTATGGTGGAATGCGAGTTTAAGTGATGGATACTTTACATCAATTATATGCTACTCCCTTACTTCAAACCCACATAGAGGTTCCACTTAAAGTATTAGAATATATTAAGTCTCAGAAATTTCATCGGCATAATACTGGATATATGACTCATGAGAAGTTATTAGACGATCCATTATTAAAAGGAATAAAAAAACTTATAACACAAAAAGTTGAAGAATACTTTTATGATTACTGTGGATATGCTAAAGTAGTAACTCCAGTTCATATATCTTCCTGGGCTAATCTTCATAAGAAAGGAGATTGGGGTCAACAACATTATCATGAGAATGCAGTAATTGCTTTTGCATGGTATCCTTTAGTAAATGATACTTCTGGTTCTTTTGTTACGTATCCTAGAGAAAAGTTATTTGGAACTACTTTAAGTTTCCCTTATCAGGAACATAATAAATTCAATAGTAGTAATTGGGGATTTACCCCTAAGACGGGAGATTTATATATATTTCCTGCTACCATGATACATGGTATTGATGAATTGGAGGAGGACTTTGATAGATATTCTTTGGCAGGAAATTTTATGATCAATGGACCTGTTCAATGTGGTAAAGTTACTATGGAGTGTAATTTCAAATGAAGGAAGAATTATTAGAACTGTTAAAGAAACATGCTTATAAGAAAGGGGAATTTAAACTTTCTTCTGGGAAGACTAGTGAGCATTATGTAAATTGTAAACCGGTAATTTTAAGTGGAAGGGGTCTTACTCTTGTTAGTTTATTGCTGTTAAAAGAAGTGAAAACTAATGTGGTAGCAGGATTGACATTAGGGGCTGATCCTTTAGTTAGTGGTGTTTCTTTAGTGTCTGCTTTGGATGGTAGAATGGTCAATGCTTTAATAGTTCGTAAGGAAGCAAAGGGTCATGGTACAGGTGCTTGGATTGAGGGCCCTCTGCCCCCAGAAGGGTCTGTAGTGACTGTTTTGGAGGATGTTATTACCACAGGTGGTTCATCGATTAAAGCAGCAACTAGATTGCGTGACGCGGGTTATGTGGTCAATGATGTTATTGCTATTGTAGATCGCCAGGAAAATGGAGAAGCGGATGATTTTATGGAATCTGCTGAATTAAAACTCTCTAGTCTATTTTCTTTATCTGAATTATGCGAATGAATTCACAGACTAAATTAATTTTTGCACTTGAGCATATTGCACATCTGCATGATTTAATAGAGGATAATGAATGGGAAGAGTATCTTAAAGAGCATCTTATATCTTTAGAAATTGAGTTGGAAAGACAACTAAATAATGAACTTACTAGAAAGAATCTTGCCAATGCCAGTAAGGATGGTGTAGAATGACTATTATGAAAAGTAAATTAAAAAAGAAACAAAGACACCAAGTTAAATCTAGGTGGTACTATATCTTCTGGGGTACTGCTACACTATCTGTATTAGCAGGTCAGTTGTATGTTGGTACTGGATATCGTAGGATGTCTAATACTATTAAAAGTGTATTAGAGGCTCCTATAGTATTGGATTTTGGTAGAGTTAGAAGAAATCCTATGATTGTTCCTGAGGGTTTCTATGACTATCCATAATGAGAAGCATATTTTAGAACGAATTAAAGAACTATCAATTATGCTTGGTGGGGAGTACCTTAACCAATCCATAATTAACACCAATGGTGAAAGAGCAAAACGCATTATTATTGAATATGACAATAAAATCTCTGAAAGCGTATAAGACTCCTTTACGTTATCCTGGTGGCAAGTCTCGTGCTTGTACTAAGATGGATCAGTACTTTCCAGATCTTAGTAATTACGTGGAGTTTAGAGAACCTTTTTTAGGTGGAGGAAGTGTTGCGCTTCATATTAGTAAGAAGTATCCTCATTTAAAAATTACAGTTAATGATTTATATGAACCCTTGGTAAATTTTTGGGTTCAGTTGCAGCAGTTTGGTGACGAATTAACAGAGAAGTTAGTAGATTATAAAAATAACCATCCAGATCCTCCTAAAGAATTAAGAAAAGTGGAGGGTACAGAATTTCCTGCATTAGAACTTTTTCTTAATGCTAAAGAAGCAATTAATAAGAGTGGTGTAGATAGTATTGAACGTGCAGCAGCATTTTATATTGTTAATAAATGTTCATTCAGTGGTTTAACTGAATCTTCTTCGTTTTCAAAACAAGCATCTGTTTCTAATTTCTCTATGAGGGGTATTGAGAAGTTACCTGGATATTCTGATATAATATCTAATTGGCATATTAATGGGTATTCTTATGAGTACTTAATGGAGAGAGATGTTCATAAGGATATCTTTATGTATCTTGATCCTCCTTATGATATTAAGGATAATCTCTATGGTAAGAAGGGGGATATGCATAAAGGATTTGATCATGATAAGTTTGCGGAGGATTGTGATAAGTATAAAATTGATATGATGATTAGTTATAATTCAGATCAGTTAGTAAAGGACCGATTTAAGAATTGGCAGGCTGCTGAATTCGATTTGACTTATACCATGCGTTCTGTTGGTGAATATATGAGGGAGCAGAAGAGAAGAAAGGAGTTACTGTTGATGAATTATAATAAACCAAAGGTCCAACCTACCTTTGAGGGATGCTATAATTATAATAGGTTAAAAAAAGAAGGTCTTGCTGAATGAGTATTGGTAATGTAAAACAGTATAAAGGTCAGCCCCGTAAGGATTGGACTAAAGACCATTGGTTACAACACGCAAATATTATGGCCCACTCTCCTTGGATTGATGAGGAGGAGAGGGATTATTGGAAAGATAAGATTAAGGAATTGCAAAAATGACAGAACTTAAAGATTGGTTGAATTCTATTAATTTTAATAAAGAGAATTTGATAGAGGAAGATCTTAGTATAGTTAAGGACTATCCTCCATATATTATTAATCGTTGTCTATCAGGTCATCTTGATTGTATATTGTTTGCTAATGAAATGAATAGGTATCCTAACCTAGACAAAGATATGCAATATTCATTTTATCTAAATACTCTTAGAAAAAAGAAGAGATTTTCTCCCTGGCTCCGTAAGGAAAAAGTCACGGATCTTGAAATCGTAAAACAATACTATGGTTATAGTAACGAAAAAGCATCACAAGCTTTGAAAATTTTATCAAAACAACAATTGGATTACATTAAACAACGACTTGACACTGGAGGAATAAAATGACTACCACGGTAGAACCTGAAGTTAGGTGGTCTCAGGACCAAATGGTAGAGGTGCTTCTTAATGAACCGGACGATTTCTTAAAAGTACGTGAGACTCTAACACGAATTGGAGTAGCATCGAGGAAGGAGAAAAAACTCTATCAATCTTGTCATATTTTGCACAAGCAAGGTAGATATTATATTGTACATTTTAAAGAATTGTTTGCGTTGGATGGAAAACATGCTAATCTCACATCTAACGACGTACAACGTCGCAATCGCATTACTCGCTTACTTGCTGATTGGGGACTTATTTCAGTAGTAAAACCTGATTCAGTTTCTGATATTGCTCCTTTGAATCAAATTAAGGTTCTGGCATATAAGGATAAGGGTGATTGGATTTTAGAACAGAAGTATAACATCGGTAAGAAAGGAAAGACCCAAGAAACGGAGTAATTATGAAAAAGTATTTGAATCAAACAACAGTTAATGTTATTGCTATAGCAACTGCAGTTGTAGCGGGATTTTCTATTGTCGGTGTTGGTCGAGGACCAGATAAGGATATGAAACGACAGATGCTTATGAATAGGCAACTGGATTATGATATAGCCCGACTTAAGAATTGTGGTGAATTAAAACGATTTGGAATTGAGTATCATCCTGAGTCAACAATGAGTTACTTATGTGCTGATGTTATAGTCGCACCGTTTAATCAGCCAGAGTAATTAATTGAAAAAATTTATTTTTGATGTTGATGGAACTTTGACTCCTAGTAGGGGGAAGATTGATCCAGAATTTGCTCCTCTTTTTATGCATTTGACTTGTAGTGAAGAGGTCTATCTTGTTACGGGTAGTGATAGGCAGAAGACTTTAGAACAGGTTACCCCTGAGATATACAATAACTGCAAGAGAGTTTATAATTGCTCTGGTAGTGATGCGTATGAAGGGGATGAGAATGTTTATAGGGATGATTGGGATATTCCTAAAGACGTAGAAAGATTTTTACAGGATGAATTAGATTTTAGTCAGTTTTCTATTCGTAATGGAAATCATATTGAGAAAAGACCTGGTGGAGTTAATTTTAGTATTTTGGGTAGAGATCCTGATCCTTTTAAAGGTAGAGAAGAGTATATGAAATGGGATAAGACTCATACAGAAAGATTGTTTATAGCACATCGATTAAGATATCAATTTCTTAATCTAAATGTGGCTTTAGGAGGACAAACTGGTATTGATATTGGACCTTTAGGGAGTGATAAGAGTCAAATCTTAAGGGATTTTTCTAAAGATGATGAGATACATTTCTTTGGTGATAGAATGGAGAAGGGTGGAAATGATCATTCTTTAGGGGAAGCAGTAAAAGAGATGGGCGGTTATCCGCACCCTGTTAAAGATTGGGCGGACACCCGAACTCAATTATTGGGTCTTTACGACTGAGTATTTTAGGTGGGTGTGGTTAAATAGTAATGTACGCCGTAAGGGTACACAAAACACAAACTCGCTTTTAAAGGAGCTAAGAACAATGGGCACACTAGCCAGGTATCACGCTGCAAATCTTCCGGAACTTTTTGATAAGATAAGTAGAAATAGTATTGGAATTGATGATTATCTCAATAGATTTTGGGATGATACTGTAGATACAACTTCCAATTATCCACCTTATAATTTGGTACACGTAAATAATGTCGAATCGAGACTTGAAATCGCCCTTGCGGGGTTTAAGAAAGATGAAGTATCCGTCTATACGGAGTTTGGAAAGTTATATGTGGAAGGCAAAAAAGAAGAATCAAAGGTCGATGGAGAATTTGTCCATAAAGGATTGGCCCAAAGGTCTTTTGAACGAGTCTGGACGCTCACCGATGATACAGAGATTAGATCCGTCAGCTTTGACGACGGACTCCTCGTGGTACAATTGGGAAAGATAGTTCCCGATCATCATGCTCGTAAGGATTATCTCTAAATATAAATGTTCGAGATGAATTAAGAGGGTATTGACTGCCCTCTTTTTTATTGCTATAATACTAGAAGGTAAATAGATACTATGACTATTAAATTAGTTTTGTTAAAATCGGGAGAAGACATTATTGCGGATGTCACTGAGATGACAGTAGGAGAGCCTGATTCTAAGGATAATCCCCCTAGAGTTATTGGGTATTTTCTTGGAAAACCATGTGTTATTAAATTGAGGGATGTGACAGATCTTGGAAATGAAGGTAAGGAACATAAACAGGGATATAATGTATCACTTTTTCCTTGGATGCCTCTTTCTAAAGAAGATAAGATTCCTATTCCTGCTGATTGGATGATTACGATGGTAGAACCC